AGCGCAGGGGTACAGCAATCATCATTGGACGATTATGGAAAACCCTCATATTCCTCACGCGGAAAAATGGCTTGAGCGCCGGATGAAGCAAAAGCACTGGGATGAAAACCACCCTGTTTACTTGCGTGAGTGGCGAGGCAAATGGATACGCTCGAATGATTCTTTGATTTACAGATACACCAAAGAGAAAAACTTCTACACCGAAGTGCCGCACCATGAGCATGATTTTAATTTTATCTTGGGGATAGATTTAGGCTACGAAGACGCTACAGCCTTTCTGGTGGGTGCCTACTGCCCTGAGCTACCGCATTTCTACGTTGTTGATTGCTACAAAGAAACCAAGATGATTCCGGCGCAGATTGCAGAAAAAATCAAAGAGCTTGATTCGCACTATGATTTCAATATCATGGTCGCCGACACGGGGGGTCTTGGTAAGTCTATTGTAGAAGAATTTCGTTACCGCTACGAGTTACCAGTGCGCGCAGCAGAAAAGCGAAACAAGGCGTCCTATATAGAACTGTTAAACTCAGACCTGCACTGCGGTCTAGTTAAAGTATACGAAGGATGTGAGTTATTAGATGAGTGGGATCTACTCCAGTGGGACGAAGACAGGCGCAAAGAAGATTCGCGTTTTGAGAATCATTTGTCTGATGCGTGTTTATATGCGTGGCGTGAAAGCAAGCATTACACGCATAAGCAGTCGGCTATTGCTCCAAGGGAAGGAACTCCTGAGTATTATGCTGCTTTAGAAAGTGAGCTTTGGGAGAACGTGGAGCGCGGCATAAACGATAAAGACGGTGAAGCTTGGTGGGAAAATCAATGGACGCTGAACTAGAAGAAATTATTAAAGCCGCTAAAAAGCACGGTCTTAGGCGGTTACGGGTTGGTGATATTGAAGTAGAGCTATGGGATAAGCCAAAGCCACGTCGTGCTCAGGTACAAGTGTTTCCTGAAACGGCTGGCGCAAAAAGCCTTTCCGAAGAAGAGCAATACTTCGAAGATTTATTTTATTCGGCAGGTGTGTAATCTGCGGGGAGTCTCATAATGAAGCACTATAATTATTGGTGGAGCGAAGAGCAAAATCCTCATAACCTTGTTTTTGAGGTGGTCGGCCATCTCACAGACAATCAAGGCTACCACTCAACAAATAATATCAATCATGCCCGTTTGTACGGAAACATTAGTTACCGTGACCTTGGTAGTGGCGGCATGATGCAGCGCGCGAAAACAAGCGCCAAAAACCGCGTAACCTTAAATATCATTCAGTCAATGTGCGACACCGTTACGGCACGCGTTGCCAAGGCCAAGCCAATGGCGACCTATTTAACATCTGGCGGCGACTGGGAAATGCAGCGCAAGGCGAAGCGTTTGACTAAGTTTACCTCGGGCCAGTTCTACGGCTCCAAGATTTACGAGGTAGCGCCCAAAGTTTTTCTCGATGCTTGCGTGTTCGGCACCGGTGTCATGAAAATTTTTGAGCATGATGGAGAAATTAAGTGCGAGCGTGTTTTTCCGGATGAGATTGTAGTTGATGACTTAGAGGCTAGATACGGCAATCCGCGCCAGATGTTTCAACGCAAAGTGGTTGATAAGCAAGTTTTGGCCTCTTTGTTTCCTGAGTTTGCCGAAGATATACACAATGCGTCATCTGTTGAGGATGACGACACACTTTATCGGGCAAGTGAACAAATCGAGTGCATTGAAGCCTGGCATTTGCCAAGTTCAAAAGACGCAAAAGATGGCCGTCATGTTATTGCGATAGAAAACGCTACTTTGATGGATGATTCTTGGGAACGGGATGACTTCCCGTTTGCGTTTATACGTTGGACTAATAGACTGTTGGGATTTTTTGGACAAGGGCTGGCGGAGCAACTTACTGGTATTCAGGTAGAAATAAATCGCTTGCTGCGCAATATACAGCAACAAATGCACCTTGCAACGCCTAAGGTTTTTGTAGAAAGCGGCTCAAAGATATCAAAAGCCCATATAAACAACGAAATTTGGGGCGTAATTGAGTATGCGGGCACTCCGCCGCAGTTTTTTGTGCCCAAGACCGTCTCTGGTGAAATTTTTAGTCATTTAGACCGGTTATTTAACCGCGCCTACGAGATTGCGGGTGTAAGTCAGCTTGCAGCGGGTGCAAAAAAGCCTGCGGGCCTAGAATCTGGCGTTGCGCTTAGAGAATTCCAAGATATTGAGTCCGAGCGCTTTTTAATGGTGGCAAAAGCATACGAACAACTGTTTTTGGACGCTGCCGACCAAATGATTGACATTGCGCGCGAAGTTTCTGCTCGTGGTGAGTCGTTTGAGGTCATTAGTCAGGGCGATGACGACATCGAGAAGATAAAATGGGCTGATATTGACCTAGAGCGCAACGAATACGTTATGAAGGTCTACCCCACCTCACTTTTGCCTACAACTCCGGCAGCAAAACTGCAAAAAGTCATCGAAATGCTTCAGGCAGGCATGCTGACACAACAAGAAGCTCGCGCATTGCTTGATTATCCAGACCTTGAAGCGGTTAACAACATGGCTACGGCGTCACAAGAGCTGTTTAATATGATGATTGAGCGTATTCTGGAGAAGGGCATCTATCAGGCACCGGAGCCGTACATGAACTTATCTATGGGTATTGCAATGATGCAGTCGGCCTATCTTCGAGCAAAAATAAACTCAGTGCCAGAGACTAGGCTAGATTTGTTCAGAAGGTTTATTGAGGACTCCATTGCTTTGCTTGCAAGAATGCAGGCGCAAGCGGCACCGCCGCCAATGGAAGCCATGGGGCCGGGACCAGACGCCCCCCAACAAGGGGCACCCCCGGCAGGAATGCCGGATGATGTAGCTGCGGCTGAAATGGCTGCGGCTCCCATCCCAACAGCGTAACAACGCAAGGGGTTATTATGACAGAAGAAGCAGTGCAGGAAGCGGCGGTTGAAGAAGCGCCAAGCCAAGAATTAATGGAAGAGGTTGTTGAGGAGGCGGCAGAAGCCGCTGAAACCCCCGAAGAGCCGCCAGAGCCCGAGCGCCCTGATTTTTCTAGGCAATTTGCGGCGCTTGCTCGTAAAGAAAGAGCCTTGCGTCAAAAAGAGCAAGAAATCTCGAACCTTGCTCGACAACGAGAGCAGCTTGAGGGCAACTCGACACGTTTAGCTGACTTGCAGCGGCTGGCAAAAGAAAACCCCGCAAAACTTCTTGGTGAGCTTGGGATTGATTACGAAGACCTGACGCATCAGGTCATCAATGAAGGCAACCCCACCGAAGAGCAAAAGCTTCGTCTTGAAAATGAGCGATTAAACAGTCGGTTAGAGAAGATTGAAAAAATCTATGAAGAGCAACGTCAACAGGCAGAGCAGGCCAAGGTAAACGCAGCTCATACACAGTTGGTTGACAATATTAAGAATTTCGTAGACGATAGTAATACCTTCGAGATGGTGCAGCACCATAACGCCTACGGCCTCGTGGCGAGAGTAATGCAAGAGCATTACAACTCAACGCAAGAGGTTCTTGAGTATGGCGATGCTGCTAAACTCGTAGAGGACCACTTTATGGCGGAAGCCGAGCGTTATTTGAGCAGTAAAAAACTGCAAGAGAGATTTCGTGAGTTAGATAAACCACGCGAAGAGTCAGAGACTCCAGAAGCCGCCGAGCAAGCAGTGAAACGGGTGAAAACACTTAGCAACGGAAGCGTTGCCAAGAAAACGGAAACATCCGGCAGCACGTTAGAAAGCAAAGAAAAATCACTTCGCCGTGCCGCTGCTATGATCAAATGGGCGAGTTCGCCCTAATCTTGGAGTATTACGATGGCTTTAGATATCGCAACGGTCACACAGGCCCTAAAAGAACACTACAAACCGCTTCGCGTAGCGAACATGGTCTACAAAGATAACCCCATGCTTGCTCTTATGCCGAAATACACACAGTTCGGTGGTGAGAACATGCCTATCCCGCTAATTTATGGCAATCCGCAACGTCGTAGTGCCGACTTTAGCAACGGCAAAGCTGTATCTTCTACGTCGTCTCTTGGGCGTTTTGTGCTGACACGTGTAAAAGACTACTCATTTGCCAGCATTACCGGCGAATCCATCAAGGCAACCGAGCGAGACAGTGATGCTTTCTTGCGCTACGCCACTATGGAAATTGATGGGGCGATGCACTCCCTGACCCGTTCTTTGGCCATTTCCATGTACCGAGACGGCACTGGCAGTATTGGCACAATCGGCAGCGTTGATGGTCAAGTGTTTACACTGAGCAACATTGAAGATGTAACAAACTTCGAGGTTGGAATGGTCCTTAACTGCTTTGATAACCTAACCGAGACAACCACAGACTCGCGGTTTGATAAGCCAGACTCTAGTGACCAGGAAAGCGGTGACGTAACTGTAACAGCCGTAAATCGCTC